AAGAAATACGCTCCAGATGCTTTGCCAAACTCTCTCTCATAGAGCCTAACCTTAGCTTTAGTGCGCTCATTTGATAAAACACCGATCATCAAAGGTATATTTAATGAATCCGCCACAGATTTAGAAAACTGAAAAAGCTTTTTCGCTCGTTCACCTTTTGCGTTTCTAAAGTCAGGATGAATAAAGATAGCCTTTTCCTCGACGACCATTTGGTCACTATACCACATAGATCCAATTCTAAGCAGTACACCGCCCTCTGCTGGGCTGTTTAAGCCTCCAATAATCCCGACAACCCCGTGGTCTAAATGCAAAGCTGGCCATATTTCGTTTGCCAGTTTGTCTGGATTTGGGTTCACAAAGCCATTTTCCTCACACGAGGCCATAGCCAACCCCATCAAAGCCTGCAAATCCTGCGGTCCAGCTACTCTAACTTCTCCCATAACGCCCCCTTAGTGCATTAATCTTTCTTTGGCCCGGCAAGACCTTTCAAGGTTTTAACCGTTTTTGCCCTCATTTTGAGGACAAATTCATCAAGCGCCTCATGCCCCTGATCCATATTGCCTCTGCCAATAACCAAAATATCATCAGGGTGAATTACGTATTCACCACCGGCTGCGACAATAGGCACCGGAGGCGAGTTTGTTCTACCGCCCTTCTGGAACTCTCCATCCTCATAGGGCATGCCCATAATTTCGTTCTTAGGCTTGGTGAATATCTGGTTAGCAACACGGAACCCAGCCATTGTATTGCCTTCACCCATAGCTGAAATAATATCAGCCGGAATTACATAAGACCCAGACGGGACATGCATAGGCAAATGGTCCGTGCGCCCAGCCACGGGGCTGTGAATAGGGCCGGTGTGAACCTTGTCCGTAGTAACCTTCGGCGGCGGAGCCTTGATCTGGCCTCCCGTCGCTCTGGTCCTCCGCGCCGTATCAAGAGCAATAGCCACTGCCTGCTTTTGAGGGCGGCCAGAGCCAACAAGCTCAGAGATGTTTGAGCTTATTGTCTTTTGAGATGATCCTCTGGCTAACGGCATAGCTTACCCCAAGAAATAGGTTATGTTAATTGACTGCCCGGTTCCGGGGACAACCACGAGTCCTGACGTAAACACTAACCCCGCAGGGAATATGCCAACTGTCGTACCTGTCTTGCAAAGAGCGTTAACAGCAGAATACCCAGTAACAGCGTTAAAGTTGTGAATAGTCCCTGACGTACTGCCCGCAACAAGGATAGACCACGAGACAAGATACCCTCTGCCGGAAACCACAAGCGTATCTACAGTAGCGGTTGCTGAAGTAAAGGTTCCTTGGTCCCTGAGTAGGGCTGTAGTGTAGCCGTTAATAGCGACGACGCCATTCTTTTGGGTGGTTAAAATATCATCTAATGATGCCATAACCGCTTCCTGTTAGAATTTGCCGTCAGGTTGATACCGATACCGAATATTACCTATGCGCCACCAAGTGCCAATGTCGTTACTGTCAAGTTCAATAGAAACAAGGCGGCCTCGAAATCTTGGCGTAATAAACTTTGTAGCCTCGGTCATGATAAATGGCCCATACGAAATTGGCGTTTCACCAGCGTAGTCAGCAACATAAAATGTCAAATTCACATTTGCATTTTGAACACCGCCATAATATCCCCATTTCATGTCAGGCCAGATCTGATCTACAAACATCTTTAAATCGGCTTCGTTTATAACAAAGTAGCCGGTCCTAAAACTAGACACCAAAGCTTGACCATCTGCGTCTGGCGATGTTTCATGTTGGTAAATGTATTCGTCTGTACCAGCACCTATAGGCGGTCCAAGGACTGATTCATTAATCCAAGCGGTCCTTGCCACGTAAGGGTTGGCTTCTGTGTCCTTCCCATAATCCCATTGGTCCAGAAGCACGTTGTATTTAACATAATGACTGATTTCCCCTCCGTTAGACAGAGATGGATACTCCCATCGAAGCTCTCCAAAACGTGAGTTTGCTCCAAATCTAATTTTTTCTAAGTTACTTGTGTCCAAATCTTGGAAAATAACATCCCAAATTGGGCACCTAATAGATTCGACACCAGAACCGGATAGCTTGAAAAACTGGCTTTGCCCCATCCAATAGACAATTCCGTTCATTGAACCGGCAGCCTTCCGGCCAATTAGACCGCAGCCATTTCCAAGTTCGTTAAACTGATAGACATACGGAGGGCCAACGTATTGCATCGCGTAGACGCCAAGATCAGTCCAGATTAAACCTTGTTGTGGACCTTGAATGCCTTGAACAATTCTAGATCCTTTTGGAATACGATATGACCCCGCTTGATTTGCTACGGTCCCAATCCAAGACTCGTAATCATCTACGTCACACCACCGAATTAAGAGAGGGTCAATAATCCCGGTAAACGTAGACCCATATGCAATGATCTGCCGCTGAGGCATTGCAACAAACATTCCGTTATTGGCGGCTGGTGCGCTTGGAATGATAGAAGCCACTTCATCGTTAAGGGACGGCGACCATTCAAAAATACCGTCCTCAAGTGGGTTTGAGATTAATATCTCACCCCAATTGTCTAGTGACCAGTCAACAGCCGTTATAGGCGTGCCAATCTCGGGAATTGCCGGGAGAACACCTGCGCCATAGCCTCCTTCCCCATAACCGCCAGCCCCATACCCGGCATTTGGCGGTAACGGACCCACATTGTTGTAATAGAAAAGGTTAACGTCTCCTCCATTCATAAACACACTTGCCGTTGCAATAGCCGTCTGGCTTGCTCTAATCGTGAAGATGTCGGCGCTGACTATTCTGGCAACCGTGTAATTTCCGTAGAGAGTAAGCCCGCCAACTATTGTTTCAATCAAAATAGGAAACGTGTCTCCGGCAGATAGTGCGTGGTCAGGCAACGTAACCTCAACAAAAGCGCTGTCGGTTGTCGTATCAAATTCCGGTACAACGCCACCGCTTGCTACCGTTGCGGTTGCGTTGTTAGGTTCTCCAAAAACATTAAGCGAATATATGAAGTAATTGCTGATACCCGTGCCATCACAAGGATAAAGCCCAAATAAAATAATTCCGCCAACGCTAATTTGAGTTTTAATATATACAACGTCAAATTCATCAACGAGCGTTCCAGCCCCGTCTACTACAACAACCTGATTGCTCCCTGATGTTGTGCTGAAGTCAGGCGCTGTATTTACGTCAGTTATTTGAGGCGTTATGGTGTTAATGCCTAAAGTTGCGCTATTAACAACACTTAAAGATTCTTCGGCACCAATTCCGAGAAAAGAATTAGAATTGGTATCGTCCCACGCCCAAAGGCACCTGACGATTGAGCCAATGGATGTCGAAACATACTTTTGCCAGCCGCCAAGCTTCTGCACCAACCCGCCCAAAGTGCGATCCGGTATAAATCTAATGAGTTGAGAATCAGATATTCCCGCCTCATTAAGCGTTGGGGTTTTATTCTGATCGACGCCGGGTAGTAACTTAACTGATGCGTGGGGCATGCGTTAACCCCTAGAAGGTGTTGCAACAGAAGCCGGAGACTGAGAAGTCCACCCAGAAGACTCAAACTTCTTCCGAGCCTCCTCAACACCTGCACCCTTCAGAAGGGCTTGATATTGAGATTCGTAGGATTGAGCCATTTGAGGATCGTCGCTCTGGCGTCCAAAGTTGCGCTGGAAGCCGGATATGTAGATCATGCTTGCCATAATGAAAACATCCGGCAAGTACAAACTAATAAATGTTGTAGTGTTGGTGCTTGACAGACTGTTCGGCCTAAAAGTTCCAACAATTTCAACGAAGTATGGCTGGTCGGGGAACGGCCCAATTAGGAACAAATTATCGTTGAACGGGGCAAAGTATTTAGGTAAACCGGTGAAAGAGGCCGCCCCATAAACCGCGTCCAAAAACTCTTTAGTTGCGGGTAGCAATGGGTTTCGCGTCCCAGCATTAGGGTCCGTTTCACCGGGTGGAGTAATTACGTTTATTTGGTCACTGACAACTATTGTCCCTTGGGGGATCGTTATCTGTCGGCTGCCTTGAGTACAAGCGTAGCCGGTAATGGATGTCGATGTGAACAAAAAGTCCAGATCGCGATACATCCTATTTTCAGCATAAGTAATCATCTGCGGAAGGATAATTAAAAACTCAGCATTAGCCTCGTCAACTACGGCCAAGGTCGCAATTTGGGCCTTGTAGCTATCCGTGTTTGCCACTGTGCCTGCATAGCTTAAACCAGTAGTCATGACCAACTCCGCTAATTCCGCAGTATATCATCTATTTAGCGTCGTGACACCACGCCTCTCGTTTGGCGTTGTTTACCTTTATTTCACCAATTGTTTGATTGGTGTCTTTTTTAGACCACGTAACATCACGCCAGATACCACAAACCTTGGTATTTGTGTTCTCAGTCCCGACGATGCCCGTCAGTGTCGCGCAACCGCTCAGGATCAAGGTTGACGGAATTAGCAGCGTCCAACGCATTTTTTGTCCTTTCAATGATGTCAGCTTGAGCCCTTGCCTTCATGTCTTCAACGGCATCAGCCCTAATTTTAAGATAAACGCCAAAGAAGACGACAAGAATGCCGCCCCCTATGGTGATGTAACGCCCAAGCGGGGTAAACAGCAAGGCAATCATGCGCCCTCCTCGTCAAGCCTCTGTTTCCTGAAGTACCAGACCGCGCCCGCCGCAGCGATGATGAAGAACAGGATTAGGATTGTTGGGCTGAGAGAGCCGAGCAAATCGCCGCCCTCTTTGACCATCGGCATAACTTCCCGCACGACAGCAACCGTACCCAATCCACCCGCCACTACAGCAGCGTTAGCTTCTCTGGACTGCGTGATGGATTTGGACGCCTTGGGCTGGTCAGGCTCTGCTCTGGCCTCATCAACTGGAACCGGCTTTTCCGTATCAAGGCCGCGCCACAATTTTACTTCTGCCCTGCGACGGCGAACCAGGCCCGGTAATTCCTTACCACCGCCCTTGGTCCACTTCATAAACTCGGCAGGAACCTCGTCAAACTTCTCGGCGTTGACACGCTTCAGCAGTGTAGACTTAGCAAGAGCGCCAACGCCAGCGTTGTAGGCAAAGTCTACCAGCGCATCAAACTGCCCCTGTGTCAGATCGACTTTAACGTACTTTCGGACGCCCTCTTCATACTGCTCAATATCTCGCGCAAGGACTTCTTCAGCTTTGTCCTTGGTAATCACAAGATCAGGCTTAACGATTGGAATGCCTGCGGCAGATGTATGGCCGTAACCAATTGTTAAGATACCAACTGGGTCAATGTACGCTTTTAGTCTAAGACCTTCAAATTCTTTTACTAGATCGTACCCCGACTGAGACATTTTCATTTGTCAGCCTTTCGGTCGCGAACATCATCAATCTTACGAAAGATTTCGTTTAAGATAGCTTTAACTTCACGCATATCCTCACGAAACTCATCCTTCGCAATGTAATTGCGCGGAAGGTCCGTCTCAACCTTATGCAGGTCGTCTCTAAGCTCTTTAACCGCGTCCCAAAGTTGACGGCCAAACCAGCCAAGCGCCGATAGAAGAATACCCGCCGCTACGTTAAATAGGGTTTGGAAGTCCATTTCATGCTGCTTTCTCCCCCTCGCCATCAACCGTGCCGGAATAATACTTCAAATTGCTCTGCAAGCGAAGATCATTTGGCTCCATAGATGCAGCTATCTCACCCTGCTTAATTGCGATCTCTCGCAGTCCAAGGTTATGGGCAGAGATAGCTGCTAGATCATGCAAGCCATACCCCCAAACGGTGGGGTCGCAGGTATAGACCAAAGCCTTATCCTTGATCTTCAACCCACGCATAGCCGAGGCAAAACACTCCTCCCAACGATGCTGGCAATACATAAGCATAGCCAGCTCGTACCACGGCTCACGAGTGTTAGGAGCCTCGCCAACGGCTTGGTAATACCACTTCTCAGCCTGCGCTGTGTCACCAGTCTCGGCGTATGACTTGCCCATAAGGCGCATAGCATAGCACCGCTCATTCTGATTGCTGGCGGCGTTCATGCCCAGATAGGTGGTAAGAGCCTTCTTGGCCTCCTCCCAGCGCCGGTAGAACGTCAGTTCGCGAGCGTAATAAAAGAAATGCTGCGGGTCTTTGTCGTCCTCTTTGACGGCAACCTCCAGTATTTCCATATATTGCCCACGGCTCTTGGTCGGGTCAGGGTGATGGCTGACAAGAAGGTGATTGCACCAAGCGGTGACATGCTCAACGCGACCGTCAATCCGCAGGTCTTCGTGGCAGGGGTGATGCCAGTGGTAGCCGTGGCGGCTGTGAATTTTTCGGTATGGGAACCGAAGATTGTGGCCCCAGTCAAAGTAGTACCAGAGGTTCGTTGTCTTGCCCGGTATCCAGACTTCCTCAATCTTTTCTTTCCAGCCGGGCTCTAAAACCTCGTCCAAATCCAGACTGATGCAGATGTCAATATTCCGGGGAATAAGAGCAAGAGAAGCATTACGAGCGAGATCGAAACGCCAAGGGCTGATGTAAATATCTTGGACAACCGCCCCGCATTCGAAAGCAAGGTCAGCCGTTCTGTCAGTGCTTCCAGTATCCGCAATAAGGATATAATCAGCATCCTTAGCCGATTTGCAGAATCGTTCAACGAACTGCTCCTCGTTCTTGCTAATTGCGTAAACGCAGATTTTCAATTTTTTCTTATCGCCCGTACTGCCCCAATATTGTTTCCCGTAAACTTTATCGTCTCCAGTGTATTTTTGCCCAGTGTGGTGAGTTGGCATGAAAAGGTGGGACGGCATAATTTTCATGTCTTCCGGCATGTACTTGTTTACACATTCCGTCAAAAGAAAAGGACCGGTCGTCATGCACGCGGCGGAAGTTGGAATGTTAGGATTGTTTTTAATGTCATTGGATATTTTCTTAAATAAATTGTTTTTGGGCGTAGAAGCCATATAGCCATTTGCAATTAAGTTGGGGCGAGCAACCTCATTCTCATAAAACAAGGTTATATTTGACGTAAACAGGGCGTCGTCGAGTGGCTCCTCACAAACACTATCCGCGTCAATGCAAAATCCACCTTCCTCGTACAAAATCTCATACCGCATCATATCAGCGACGCCGTACAACTGTGTCCCCCACACAGCTTTCATATGAGACTTGTTTACCCAATCTCGCTCTTCAAACTCCTTATTGCCCCACACCTTGACGTGCCAATTGGGGTTTTTGTCTATCCACGTCTGTATCAAATTTGAAGGACGTTTGGCTTCATCGCCAACCCAAATAATATGGATAACTTTGGGTATCACGCACAAGTTTTTGCGATCTTCTTCATAATTGCCTGCAATTTCCTGTTTTGAGTAAACATAAATGCCAATTTCGCCATCAACAATCGACCAAGTTGGTGTGTCAAATACCTGCTTGATCTCGGCGTCAGACCAATCGTATTTAACGTGGCGCTCGTAGGGGTTACCTTCCCACTCACCTTGCGGGAAATAGCCAATTGGTATGCTAATGATGACCGTATCAGCCCAGCCCTTTGCCCTATTAAAGAGCGCTACTGCTTCGGCCAACGTCATATGCTCAAGCACGTCACCAAGGAAACACACGTCGAAATGCTCATCCGTTTGAAACTCGCGAGCATCTTGTAGGATCAGGTTCTGGTAAAGAGACTGTAGCTCGTACTTCTCAGCATAAGGCTCCCAAATTTCAACGCCAGTAAAAGTTAACTTTGGGAATAGCTTTGCGTAGGTGCCTTCACCACAGCCAATATCCAAAGCGGTCTTTGGCTCTGGAATTTTTGACATAACCCATTTGATGCTGGCTTTACCAGAATTTGAACTTGTTGGCATAATACCCCCCTCGGTATGCGGTATTTATATAGTCGTTACATAAGATGTCAAAGTAGATGTTGCGCTGGTTAACGACGTAGCCCCATCGGTCAAAGTTGATGTTGATGACGCTAAAGATGAAGCTGCGTCGGTAAGCGAAGCAGCATCCTCTGTAAGCGTTGTGGCTGCGTAGGTGTAAGAGTTCCCGCCTACCGTATATACTCCCGTCAAAGACCCGTCTCCGGGAAGTTTTGCAAACAAGAAATCAGCGTTATCCGTAATGCCGCAAACATAGATGTTGTCAGAACTGTCTGCTTTTATACCGAAAGCTACAGAGGTCGCTGTGCTGCCCAACCTTCTTTGCCACGCAATTACTCCCGCAGCACTGTATTTGGCGATTAAAAAGTCATTTGTTCCGCTGGTGTTAGTCAAACCGCAAACATAAACATTTGCCGGGGTAGAACCATCCACGGCTACTGAATTACCTTGCTCAGTTCCACCCGAGCCAAGTTTACGCTGCCACTGAAAAGTTCCAGCCGAGCTGTACTTTGCCAACAACAAGTTGTAGTTCCCCCCAGCGTTTGACGAACCTAAAATATAAACATCACCAGACGCATCCAGAGCAACCGCCTGTCCAAAATCTTCTACCCCCGCTGTACCTAAAGTTCTTTGCCAAGATAGAGCCCCAGCAGATGAATATTTCGCTATTTGAAATTTGTAATTTGCGCTGGTAAAATACCCGCAAACAAAAACGTTGCCCGAGCTGTCAACGGCCACACCATTGAACGCCGCATCTGATCCACCATTTAGGCGCTGCTTCCACGCCAGACTTCCAGACGTATCGTACTTTGCTAATTGCAGATAACCTACACCACCAGAATTGCTGTAACCGCAAACGTAGACGTTGCCAGAACTGTCTATCGTAGCGTCAAGGCCAGAACCGCTCTCACCCGAAAGCGAACGCTGCCAACTAAGAGTGCCCGCAGTCGTGTATTTTGCTATTTGGAAGACACCGCCAGCCGCCCCAGTAATGTAAACGTTTCCAGAAGAATCTACGGCGACACCGGACCCGGACTCAT